CCAATCTTCTATTTCTTCTTTAAATCTTCTTGCAGATGTATTTCTACCAACTCTCCAAGTAGATAGTGATATTTCCATACCTCTAATCGTACCTCCACCAGGACTACCAACATTATTTAATATAATTGCAGGTCTAACTCCACCATCAACATAAGTTGTTATTATACCAGAATTACCTCCAGGATTCCAATTTATAGCTCCACTACCCAATTCAATATTATTGCCATTCATAGCAATTTTACCAGTACTAGCTGCTATATCAATAGCAGTTCCACCAGTTGTGCCACTTAATCCTAAAATTGAATTTGTACCATCACCAACTAAAGTAATCCTGCCTTGCCCTGATAAAATAGGTAAAGCAGAATTTCTTTCTAATTTAATATATCTCGTTTGTGATGTTGCGATTTGAATACCATCATTTGTAAGTTCCGTAACATCAATATTTTTTGAAGCTCCTATTGCTGGTGTGTTTATATAAAAATATACGTTAAACGTATCACCACCAAAACCACCTCCAGTTAGGTATTGATAACCTTCTACTTCTATAAACCATTTTAGTTCATATTGAGTTGATGCTTCTTCTGGTGCGGTAAAACTAAAATTACCACTATATCCATTAATTGTGGATGAATATTCACCAACACCACCATTCCAATAAGTACTAGCTATATAACCCGTTGCAACTAAAGAACTATCAGAAACTTTATATATATGATATCCCCAATATGCGTTTACATATCCTGTTCTGTTATTTGAATAAATAAAATCATAAAAAGATGGATATGTCACAACAGAATCAAAATATGTACCACCCGTAACTGTAAATGTACCAGCAGAAATTTCATATACCTCATTCAAAGTTACACCTGAGGTAAAGTTATCAGAATCAGAAAAAGATACTGAACTTATATTTAATGTACCTCCTGCTAAATTTGTTAGCGTACCTGCGTTTATTTTTAATTGAGTAACTCCTGCTGTTTTTAACTCAATACCCGGTAAGTTTGGATTTAAAAATATTCGATTTCCATTATCTTTTAAATTTTGGTTTTCATCAACTTCCCAGTTTCCAATTTCTCCAGCAGTTGCAAATACTTTACCAGACATTGTTACATCGGTAACAGAAAGACCTGTGTGTCTTAGTGCAAAGTTAGGTCCAACTAAACTTCCTGTACCATTTGCATCAAGCAATAAAGCCACACCAGCACTACCCGTTCCAACTTGAACCGAATCTCTAAATATACCACTCGCTCCATTAATATTTCCCCTAAAATATGCATTACCAGATGAATCTACTGCAAATCCTTGCGTTCTAATTGAACTTCCAGCTAAATTAATAAAAGTACCAACCGATGAAAAATATGGATGCGAACCTGCTACATAATTTGTAGATTGAATAGCAGTACCAGCAAACATATTTGCAACAATAACACCAGGTCCAATAAATGTTGTAGCATTACCACTATTAATAGAATTAATAGCTGCCATAGCACCCAATGAACCACTTAATGCATTTACAGCTACTGCCGTTTGTACAGCTGCCACACCTATTGATGTTGCCGAACCAGAAGCAACCGAACCACTAACTGCATTTTGCGTTGCTGCATTACCGCCCGTTACTGTTATATCTCCTGCAATTTCCAATCCACTACCATTCCATTTTAGGTATCTATCTTGTGCGCCATTTACAATAGAGAATCTACCAGTAGTACCACCAGACCCAATTGGTTGTTCATAAATTCCTAAGAATATACCCGGTCTAGCATAACCAATAACAGCCTGCCCAGTAGTATAATTTCCACCGGGATTTAAAGTTGTACCAGCAGTACCAGATGTACCAACCGTTGCATTTTGTCCAATAGCAATATATGGGTCAGTTCTACCACCAGCAATTACAATGTTTGCAAATGCACCAGTACCATTTACAGTACCAACGTTAATCGTATTCTTAACATAAGATTCTTCAAATATTGCAATCTTAGCTGCTACGAAAAATTCTTCTTGTCCTAAAAATTCCCAAAAATCAGGTTGTGTATCAGGCTGCTTTGCTCCAATTAAATTAAATCCGCCAGGAGGAGATGCACCAACATAAAATGTGGATGTTGTTGGATTTACATATGTGTTTGGACCCGAACCACTAACTGCTGCGTAGTAATTTGTAGTACCAGGAACTGCGTTATAAATTACAGCATCTCTACGATTATTTGTTGTTTCAACTTGTCCAATATAATCAGTTTGATTACTCCACTCACCTCTCATTACAATACCAGGCCCTACAGCGCCTTCAAATTGAATTGATAAAGATTGTGTTTTATATAAAAGTTGTCTTCCTTCACAATTAATTTCATAAACAATTTCTGCTGTTGGATTACTATCAGGATCTGTCCATCCAACAATACCAGGGAATGTTGCCGGATTGCCCGGAACTAATGAGTTTGGTGCTAATGCACCACCTAAAGTTATATGAGATGATTTTGAATAAATTTCAACTTGACATTGATTTTTATATCCCCAATTTCCATAAGCATCTCTTTGTGTAGTCCCCCACCCAGTAGGTCTATGTGTTAATTCTTGATTACCTCTATAAACTCTTATTATATTAGATGTACTTCCAAATTCTAACTCACCAGAAACTCTATATACAATTGATGAGTTTTCATTTTGCATTTTTACATCATACGGAGCGGGTGGTGTAAACTGAACAGATATTGATTGTGTTACAAAATCAATTTGTCTTGCTTTTTCATAATCAACTTTATAAACAATTTGTGCAGAAGTATTAGTTGCCCAGCCATCCCAATCATATAAATCACCAATTGTTGCTGGGTTGGATGGTGGAAATTTAGTTTCACCAATTGGAGAACCAACTGCACCAGACATTGTTACGAAGCCCGGTTTTGAAAATATTGATGCTGATGAGAACCCTAAATTACCGATAAAATTACCTAAATAATCATAAACTTCTTGAGAAGGTACATAAGATGATGTATTATTTAATTGATTAATTCCTTTAAATGTGGTTATTTTTATACCAGTTCCAGTTAAAGTTTTATCCCATAAATCTCCAGTAATTGAGCAGTTTTCATTTGTAGCAGATAATTTGTAAGCATCTGCTCCAGCTTTTACACCAACTATTGTAAGTGATGATTGTGCTCGTATTGGTGCGGTTGATGCATTATTACCATCCCTAATTCTTACAGTCCAAGTTGAATTTTCACCCGGCCCAGTAATATCACCACCACCAACTTCTAATGTTGCGTATTTAGAATTTGGAGCATCTTCTCCCACAATACCAGAATAATCAATATCATCTTTAAAAAACTGAAACCAAACTGCTCCAGTTGTATTTGTTGCTGTTGCTGTTAATGTAATTGGGTCCAATGGAGCCGTTACAACACCATCTCTATCAAAGTTTACAGTTTCATAAGTTGCTTTTAAATCTACATTTCTAGCGTTTGGTGGCGCAACGTTTTTAGTAAATGTTTGAGTTCTTTGATATATTGATGATGTGTATAAATGCCCAGCACCCAATGCAAATGGATATACTTGAATAGTATAAACTGCACTTCCGGATACATAAGGATAATCAAATCTATTGAAATTTAATGTAGCTGTACTCAATGAAGATGATGATAATGAACCTGTTCTTATATTCCAAATTCCACTATTTCGTGTTTCAACAGAATTTATTCTCCAAGTTCCTGGTGCTACTGAGCGAGTTGTGAAAGTAAGAAAATCATCACCTTCTTTTACTGTTATTGTAGTATTGGCGTTTGTATAAGTTGAAATATAACCAACTTCATCCGCAGGTATCGCAACTGATGTAGGTGATATTACAATTTGAATTGGTGGCGCACCTTCTAAAGTTTTATTATATTGTTGTACAAAACTACCCGTATAAACAGAAGATGTATAATATGGTTGTATCTCTAAATTATATGTAACACTTCCACTCAACTGAGTCATATCTGATGCTGGTCCAATTCTTAATGAACCAGTATTATCTGCATTAAATCCAATTGGTGAAAGTGAATTTAAAACTGTACCGGGAGTTATAGAACTTCCTGTAATTGATGATTGCGCTACCCAGAAAGTACCCGCTACTCTACTTGATGTAAACGAAAGGTATCTTGAACCTTGCTTAATTTTTATATCAGTAATTGATGCAGAATAACTTGTTACTATACCTCTTGAGTTAGCATTAAGGTTTACTACCGCAGGACTAACTTCATAAATAATTGTTTCATCACCAGGTTTACCTTCTGGTACAATACTAAATACTTTTGTTACGTTTACTGACTCAGATGAGTATGGTTCTAAATAAGTTGCCGTTACCGTAAGTGTTTTACTTTGTGATAATGGAGAACGTACATATGAACCCAAAGGTAATGATGGTATTATAAAATTATTATCATCAGTTGCTACAACACTAATATCCGCATTTACACTTGATGTATAATAATACATCCAATATTCAGGAACAAAATCCTTATTAATTGACATTGATGGGAATACAAATACTGATGCTGATATTGGATATAAATTTGTACCCCTTCTATAAAATGATGCAGTTGCTGATGCTGATGGTGGTGTAAATGTATTTGATAATCTTGGATTAATTGTAAATGTATCATTATCATAAACAAATACACCCGCATCCAATCCATCTAACAAATCAGTAAGTGTCAACGTTGTTAAAATAGAAGCTGAGTAATTTATTGAACTAGATGGTATTAAATAAATTGTTCTCTGACCATCTATTGAATCTCTATTAAATGTAGCGTTGTAATTTAATTCTTTAGAACCACTCACACCCGGATAAACTCCTTTTAAAAAACCACTAGCCGATGCTTCACTTAACAAAAGATATTTAGAACCAGACAAAACGTGCATTTGAACCAAAGAACGACCAGATGGTAATCCTGCTCTTAAATTAATTTCATTAATACCATCTATACGAATTGCCTGTACCTCTAGCGAACCGGATGGGTCATTGTTTCGTATTGTTGTTCCTCTATAAGGTCTAATTTCAAAATTCACACCACCTTTACCATCAACAACTCTTGTAATAACAATAGTATCGGTTACACCTTCACATTCTCCAGTAAATTCAATAAATTGAACAGGTATATCTTCTCTTGAACCTGTAAAGTTTTCTACCGTTAATCTTACCGTATCCAATTCTCTATCTAATAATAGTCCGGGAAATTGACCAGGCGTATATTGAGATTGTGATAATTCATTATTAAAAAAGTCAAAAGAACGTGATGTAAAGTTTACTGAACCTGTTAAATAACTTTTTACAATATCAATGAATATTGTTGTTGGTGGAACTGGATTACCAAATCCAGAACCAGAATCAAATTGAAAATATAATGAAGATGGTATTAGTTGTAAATCTTTATTAATTACATTTAAATTACCACCATCAAATGTTTTACTTTCTTCAACAAGAACAGGAATGTAATTATTGTTTATATCATAAAATTGAAATCTAAAATCAAATGTTTCTCTTGGTAAAGTTCTTGGTATTGGTTGTACAAAAGATATTTCGTTTGGTGAGAATGAACTTTCTTGAGATGCTCTTAAACTCACATCTGATAAATGCCATCCTAACCCTTTTACTTCAACATATAATTTTGCATTATCAATTTGTTCAGATTGAAAATTAGCTGTTATTTGCGATTTTTGCAATAAACTATTATCAGATGTTACTGTTAAAATATTTTGAGATACTCCTGTTGTTACATTATTTGATGTTCTAGAGCCACTTATAAAAAATTTAATATAGTTTGCTTTAGATAAATTTTGTGTAAGTCTTGTATTAAAAGTTAAAGTATATTCCGTATTTTGTGTTACATCAATTGATTTGGATGTAAAGAAATTATATGCATTTGCACCATTACCATCTAATTTAACCGAATTAAATAAGAATGTTTGATTAAATGATGTTTGTAAATCATTTGATGATGTTATCCAATAATTTTTAAAATTAAATTGGTCAAATATACCATAAAATTCTTCGTTCTTTGTAGTGGACTCTAAATCTTTTAATAATTCATTTGATTCTAATTGAATTTCTTGAATGAATTGATAATCCGCTAAATCGGATTGAGATTTTCTATAAATTTTTACTCTAGCAACATCACCAACAAATGTTTCTAAATCGCTTATTGTAATTTTTGCAAAAGAACCTGTTAAAGCCGTTTTTAAATTATCAACACCTTCTACATAATTAAAAGATGCTGTATATCTTGTATTATCAAAATCCGATACAACTCCATTTGGAGCATAGGGTGAAGCTACTCTTAAATTTGTTTTATTTACAACATCATCAGCTAATAATGATACACCTAAATCAGTAAACTCCACATATGTTCCAGCTACAGATCCAGTCCAAGCACTATTATCTGTTGTTGTTACTAAATAAGATGTTGGTAAAGTATAATCTGAAAGTTTTGTACCAATTGTAGGAGTTTGTGCAGTTCCTACCGCAAAACCTTTTTGAATAATAGGTGTTACTATGTTACTAAAAATTGGTTTTACAATTTCGTTAATTGAAATTTCCGGTCTTCTATAAAATCTTACTCTATCTTCGTTTGCTAATAATCTATTAATTGTAAATTCTCTTTCCCACTTTAGGTTATAAACATTTTTCCATTCTTCTGGTATTTGCTGTAATATTCCATTTTCATCAACATATGTTTTTAACTCACCTAAAATTGTAATTTTAGCATTTCCAATTGGAGTATCTTCATAAACATAAACAGCAATTAATTTTGATACACCTTCATAATATTCAGGTATACCATTACCGGGTTCATAATAAACTGGATTTCCGTTTACATCTAAAATTTCAATTTTAATTTCAGTTGATTCTTTTAAGTGTTCAGAACCCTCTATTAAGAATCCATTTTTACCTCCAGTGAAAATATCTTTAAACTCGGTAACTCTAAAATACTTAGAATTTACATCCGTATCAGTAATGTATGTCTGAAATAAAGTTAAATTTTGTGTTAAAACTTCTGGGTATTTTTTTATTATCGCCATTAAGTTATTTGATTATATAAAATAAATATTGAGATTATTTTTTATCTCAATAATTATATATAGAATTCTAAAGAAAACTAAAGAACTATATGAAAAAATACGCAATGATACAAATTGATGCCGAAATACATCAATTATTAAAGGATTTTTGTAAAGAGAAAGGATATAAAATAAATGGGCTTGTGGAAACCCTTATAAAAGAAAAAGTGGAATCCGTTAAAAAGATTCCACCAAAAAATATATTACCAGTTAATTCTAAAACTTAATCTTAGAGAATCCGTGCTCTTTCTTAATCTCAATCAATCCATCCACAATATCTCTCATTTGTTCCAAGTGAGAAATTACCCAAATAAAATCAAATTGAGTTTTTAGATATTGCATCATCATAAAGAGAGAAGATAAGTTATCTGCATCTAAAGTTCCGAATCCTTCATCTATTACTAAGAAGTTAGGTCTAGGAAGTCCGCATATGTTAATTAGAGCCACTCTAATCGCTAGTCCCGATATGAACTTCTCCATACCACTACACATCTCTAGAGTCCACTCCTGGTCTTCATAAACGATTTTAGCATTAATGTTCTTTCCATCCGTATCCATTAAAAGAGAGAAATCCACAACCTGTGCTAAGATATTATTCACTTCGTTCTCAATAACCGGCATTGCTTTAGAAATTAATTCATAAGGAACACCATCCTTCTTTACCGCATCTAAGTAGTAAGTGTAAAGGTTACTTTTAGATTCCAATTCCTTAACTTCTTCCATTTGTTTCTTTGTAGAATCAATGAAAGCCTGAATAGAACCTATCTTCATTGTAGATGCCGTAATCTTTTTGTTTAATTCCGTAATCTTTTTATCAACTTCTTTTTTATCAAACTCTAATAATTTGATTTGGTTGTTTATTTCTATATTCTTTTGGATAGTTGCTTCACTTTCATAGTACTTTGCTATATCAGCTTCAGTAGTATCTAATTGATTTTGGAGTAACTGCTTTTGAGTTTCCAATGTTCCCAATTCCGCTTCAGCCTTTTCTCTAACCACAACCCCTTTATGATATTTGTTACGAAGTTCTACCAACTTAGTCCAAACATCATCTACTTCTGAATATGGTTCAGTACTCTTAATTAACATTTGGTGTGATAAATTAAGAACTTCTAATTGAGATTCTTGTGTTTTAACAATTTCTTTAGTTGCAATAGCATCCTTAACAAATACATTGTTCATACAAAACTGACAATTTGGGTCATACTCATGTTGTTCCAAATGTTTAAGTTTCTCTAAATTAGATTCGTATTGAGATTCCAATTTATCTATTTGCGTTTGTATATCTGCTATCTTACCCTTAGCCAAATCCCATTCTTTTTTAGCATCATCAATATCCATTCCGTTTACTACTGCATGTTGGTTGATTGATTGGGATACCTCTCCTAATAACTCACCATATTCGTTTATTTTGCTTCTTTTACTTTCCTTATCAGTTTCATTGGTTTGGATTTTGGATTCAATAGTGCTCTTAGAAACACCCAATGCTTTGATATCTAACTTAGTATCAATTGGTGTTAGGGATTCCTTTAAATCAGATATTCCGTTTTGAATTCCTTCTTTATCTTTGTTTAAAGTTTTAGATTGGGATTCCAAGTCGGATAACTCTTTTTTGGTTTCTTTTAAGTCGGTCTCTTTTTGGGCTAATTCAGTCGTAAAATCCGTCCTTTTGAAATTTCTGATTAGTACGGCCACTTCCTTAATCTCATTTGATGCAGCCTCATACAGCTTATCAAATATGTCCAATCCCATAAATTGTGCAAGTAAGTCCTTCCTTTCCGATTGTGATTTATCAATGAATAGAGCATTGTTACCTTGCAAACTTAGTGCAGTCATAACGAAATCTTCATACCTTCCCACATATCCTTCAATGACTTGGTTTGTATCTCTACGTTCCGTTCCGTTTAAGGATTCCGTTACCCCATCTACCACTCTCCAAAATTGTACATCTACCTTTACGTTCTTTCCCTTATTAATAGTACGTGCTTCCCTACGGATGAAGTATTGTACACCTTCTACTTCAAAATCTAATTGGCAATGGAAGTCAGCCTTTCTATTGTTCATAATGTGAGATGCCTTATAGGCTCTACTACACTTATCGAACAGGCAGAATGATATTGCGTCAAACAAAGATGATTTACCTGCTGCGTTTGGTGCGAATAATCCCATCAGTCCGTTTACTTTGCTGAAGTTAATTACATTATCTTCACCATATGAGAACATATTAGAGAATTCAAATCTTACCGGCTTCCATTTTACGTTTCTTGTCAGTTCATCTAATTCTATCCTTCCGTTTATCTCTTTGTTAAGGGATTGTATGCCTTGGATTTCTTCATCAGTCACAAATGGCATCATCCTTCCTATGTAATCCGTTATTAAGGAGTTTTGGTAGGTTATATCCGTAATATCTTCTAACTCTAATTGATTATCTCTATCACCGGTCTTTTTCTTTGCCAATGAATCAGTACGAATTGTTGTAAAGTCCTCAACACCATACTTCACTTTGATTTCGGTGATTGCTTTCTTAGTATCAACCGCATCGGTATTAGAGAATCTTACCCTAAGCCTTGGATACAAAGGTAAATCAGTAACGTCAGGTACAACTCCTCCGATAATATCCATAGTGTAGTACCCATAATCATTTTTAATATCAACTTCTTCATATGTTAATGTTTCTAAATCCCAAACTAAGAAACCATGCTTATCTAAAGTTTCTCCAAAGTTTTGTTGCACCAACGAACCTGCGTAAACACACTTACAACCTTTAGGGGAGATTAGTTCTTGTCTTTTGTGGATATCACCTAACAATGCTAAATGGAAACCATCAAACATATCGGTTGTGAAATGACGAGAAGATACAACGTATCCTACATCAGTTTGAGAATGGTCAACAGGTCCGTGGAAAAGTGCAACTTTTAATCGTGCGGATGAAAGACTGAAATCATCAGCCATTATCCAATTATCTTTATTATCAAAAATACTAAATACTGAAAATGCTACTCCATCTAACCAAAATGTTTGTGTATCTTTTAGATAGTGGAAGTTTTCTAAATTCAAAGCCTCTACGATTGGAGTTAATACATCCAAACGGTCAGAGTTATTCATATTACAATCGTGATTACCAGCGATTAGGATTGTAGGACAGTGTTTTGTACATTCGGTAAACAACCAACTAATCTCTTTCACCAATTCAGGTGACATTTCTAATTTAGCATGTGCAATATCGCCTGCCAAATAAATGATTGAATCTTCCGTACCTCTACTACGGATTTCTTCAAACATCTTTTCAAATACACCTCTAAATTCTTTGTGCCTCTTTACGTTACGGATGTGTATATCCGCTATATGATAAATTCTTTTTAAATTCATATATTATTTAGTTTTGCCATCATCAAGTCTTCCCACGAAGTTTCTTTGGCATCTTTTAAAATTTCATTTACTTTTTGAAAACCCATCTCACCAGCATCTTTATCGGTTGGAATGATATTACGAACTCTTATACCATTCTTCATAAACCAATCAGTATGTTTAGTGGAATCTTCAACGGCATCAGAATCTAACATAATCGTTACATCCTTAACACCTTTCTCTAATATTTTATTCTTTAATTTACTTAGCAAGAACTTGCCTAATAACGGAATTACATTTCTCTTTACCGAGAATGAATCAAATACACCTTCAACGAGGGTAATTGGTTCGTTCCAATTAATCATATTCTCAAATACAATTACATCTCTGCTAATTGGTGGGTTCTTATACTTCATTTTATCATCTTCATAGAATGAACGAGCTACAAAGTAATTAAGGTCACCATTATCATCGTAAGAAGGTATAATAACTCTGCCACCATAAAGTCCATCTTCACAATATCCGATGTTATACTTTACAATATCAGCTTTAGTGATACCCCTTTTATTTAAATAGTGTATAGCTTGATTATATGAAGGATTGATACCCTTTGGTTTGAAGTATAGTTGTTTAAATTCTTTTGGTAGTTGTAATTTGGCTACATATTCCTCTTTGGAATCGTATTCAGGTTCGTCACCATATACATCCTTTACAACTGCTATATCCCTAAGGTCTACATTTAATTTACGAAGAAGTGAACTTATACTTCTACCCTTAGAATCACATACCCAACAATGCCATCTTTGAGTATCTAAGTTTACTTGCAACTTCTTTTTGTGGTGGTTACAAAACGGACAATGGTGTGCCTGCTCATTTCCCTTTAAGGATGAACCCACTCCTAATGCCGAGTCTAATATGGTGATTATTTTTAATTTGTTTCTACCCGATAGCATATTTTAGATTATATCCACAAAAACTACGTAAATATACAACATTTTTCGGATATATCCAAATTATTTTAGCCCCAATTTGAATTTTTAACATCGGATAAGAAATCTGCCAAAAATTGAAGTTTATTTGCAATTTCTTGTCTAGGTTTATCCGATAATACCATACCTTTAAGGTCTATTAGTGATGCAGCTGCAATAGAATGTGCATCATCTTTTGAGTTTAAATATGCATCTGAAATGCCATATTTTTTACAAATTTCAGTAAGTGTCATAACGTGTGTTTATTAATATATATCCTTTCGGAAGAATTTTCCTAAGATATTTTCGTTTAAGGAATTAGGGTCAGATAAGACTTCCATCTTAAACTGCCACCAAACTTCCCAATAAGTCAATGATTTTTTAGAAAAGCAAAATTGTATAATTTCTCTTTCAAAGTCCTCAGCTCTACCTTCTTTTATTTCGTTTTTAATCCATTCGTTTGATGAATAGTACTTCTCCCAATCGGATGCTTTACGAACTACTCTTTTACGAACCTTTCCCTTTAGAGGTTTTAGGCGGCGGACTTGATTTAATGATTTTTTACCAATATAGGTTTTACCAGTAGGGATGTGTGTAATCTTATAGACAAAACCTATCGCACCCTCTGGAGTGTTTTCTTCTGTAACATTATTTCCCTTAAATTTCCAAGACATTAATTATTTCTTTGTAATACTATCAGAGTATTTCTTTTCATTTAATGTACCACCTCTAGCTTTAAATAATGCTTTATCATCTTTAGATAAATTAAGACCACCATCAGCTTCAATTTTTGTTTTATCTCCACCTTTGGTATCAGCCTTTCCAGTTTTTGGAAGGGATTTTTCGTACATTTCTAAAATACTTGCCATTTTATATAATATTAGTTTCCAGTATAAATATAACCTTATGTATCAAAACGAATGATAAAATTTAATGGATAATCAGGTAAACACTTTATAGGTTGTGGTAATTTTGCGATAGCAATCATATCCAAATTATTATCATATAATCCAATTGTGGTAATAAATGGTGCTAAATAAGAACCAGTTGGGTCTAAAGAACTACTGTACTCATAATCATCAAAACTACCATAAATATCTTTATTTACCACAGATTGGTATGGATATTTTGAATCTCTAATCCATTTAACGCCGGCATCATAATAAGATGATGTAACTAAATCTCCTATTCTAGTAGAACCAGGTCTTTGAATAATTTCAGTTTTTTTACTCCCCCCATCTTCATAAACCGCAGATGGGTTTTGTGAAACATTAAATTCACTTTCCAATACTGAAATAAATACTTCATTTTCGTATATGGTTTTTGTAGAACGATAATTTAATGTGAATTGAGAAAATACAGATTGAGAAACTATATCTCTTGTCATTACTATTAAACCTCTATCGTAAAAAATATTTCCAGCAACATTACTTCCAGAATCTAATAAATTAGAGTAACCATCATCAGTATAAATTTTTCCAGTTTGTTCATCTTGCAATTCAACAGTACCATTTTTTATACCCTCACCATAATATTTTTGAGGAATACTAAATATAGTAATATCATCATTTATAACTCTTTCATTAGTGGATGCATATGATTTTCTTCTACCAACTTCAAACAAAACAGAAGCAGTAGCTGAATTTGTGTAAAATTGAGATTTGATAGATTCGTAAATTACTTTTTTATTGAATCCTTGACTTTTTTCATCGTTATCAATATCAATTAATGTATTATTTGGGTTTTTACCAAATATAGGGTAGACATCGTTTTCATCCAATGTCCATTCTTTATAAACCTTTAAAGGTCTATTAATTATATCTGATTTTGGGATTTCCTTAAACATTAATTTTGTGTTTTATATAAATATTTCTTAAACGAAAAACCCCCTTTCGGGGGTTTCTATATTAAAGTTTAAGTTTTATTAGAATGAAAGTTTAACTTTTATTAATACTTCTTTATCAAATGATTTTACAATTGGTTGAGAAGTTTTTGCTACTGCAATTAATTCATTTGCATCATTATACAATCCGATTGTTGTAATATAAGTTTGCGGGTCAGTTTCAAATGTAGATTCAATAAAGAAACCATCTGCATCAATATATGTTGGATTATTTGAATAGTTAAATTCTCTATTAGTAGCTCTTACAAAGAAATGTTGAGTAGAGATATTTTCGGTTCTACGTGCTTCAAAATCACCACCTGCTTCTATTGCTTTGTGTAATCTAAATTGATTAAATTGCTCTCTATCTTGGTTGATTGAACCACTTAAACTTCCACTTAGTAAATAAGAACCATCTTTTGTATAAACTCTGAATGCATCAATTGAACCAACAACTGAACCTATTGCTTTTGCGTTCAATACTATAATACCTCTATCAGGATAGAATAAACCATATCCTTCTCCTGTTGCTGGTTTTCCTACTGCTAAATCTGTTGCTGTATCTGCTGTGTTTTTGATTGTAGCTTCACTTTCAGTTCCTAAGTTTAGAGAACCAGAAACAACTTTGAATGTTCTACCACTCAATCCTAAATCATCACCAAACTTTTTACCACTATTATCAATAAAAGTAAATTTACCATTTGAACCCTGTAATTTAAGAGACCAGTTACCGGCATCCATTTTTTCTCTAAATCTACCTCTTGCTACGTTAATAACATAGATTCCGTTAGCATCGGTTGAAATACCAGAAGAATTTTCAAATGAAAACTTTGTATCGGTTGGGTCTAATAACATTGAACGATATTGAGCGTATGTTGCTTTTGTTGCTAACAATGCATTATCATTATCTGCTAAATTCATAGAACCGCTACCATTAACATGCCCATATGCAATAGCATATTGAATTTCTGCTGTATCGGCGTATGCTATCGGGTTATAATCGTAAATGTTTGTATAATAATATCCACTTGTTCCTAATGTTTGTGAGGAAGCAGTGTAGAATTGATTAAGTGAACCAGAATCACCAGTCCACAAACCAGTTGTTACAACTTCTACTTTAGCGTTTACTTTATCAAAGTCACCAAATCTTTTGTACACACCAGTTGTAAAACCGGCATTAGTTGCGATTTGCTGACCAGCTGGTAGCACACTATTAAGAAGTGTTACTAATTGGTTTGAATCAATTGTACCCGTATTAGCTAAATCCCTAATTTGGGCGGTTATGTTTGGATCTGTAATTAATGCCATTTTATATATCTATTTTATGCTTTATAAGTTACTGTTACAGGGATTGTTTGAGAACCTCCAGTTTCATTTCCATAAACAGTAATAGTTGTTGCAATATCAATTGTTAAGTTTGGATTAGGAGTAAAGTTAAATCTCTTACCACTTACAACTTGTGCAGTTGTTGTAATTTCTTCTCCTAAGAATACAGGCACAGTTCCGTTTCCAGCTGTTGCTCCTTCTGTTGCAACAATTGTTCCTGCTCTTTGGTCTGCTAATACTACAGTGTAACCAGCACTTGAGTTACCAGTTGGTGTAGTTGTTGGTGTTAATGGAACAACACCTTCGTTTTGATTTACAGCTATTTGAGGATATCCCAATCTTACGGTTGGAATTTGTGTAGTTCCTTTTGGAAGAGTCACCAATTTATATCTCAATACTTGAGTTTCATCAGGTGATGCTTCAGTTACAGGAATAGCTCTAATTGCTGAATCGTAATAAGCTGAACCCTTTGGGTGAGCTGGTTCGTAAAGTGTATAATCAATTTCGTCATCTCCCAAAGCGAATTTGGTGATGTTAAGAGATTGACCGGATGCTAGTTTTTGTCTACCTTTTTTGGTAAGGATTGCATCTACGGTAATTTCGGTATTATCTAAATATGCCATTTGATATTGTTTTTTAATGCTTTATTTCTAAAATAAATATAACCATTTAGTATTTTCAATCTTAATCAACTTCAAGTATTGGTTCACCACTACCTCTACCAGTCTTAGCCACTCTAAGAATGTTAGGATTTGTTGTAAATGTTTCTACTGGAGATAATCCGTCCGGCGTTGTTGCTGCTGTTTGCTGCGAACCTTTCCAAAATGAACGTATCATACCTTCTGCCAAATTATTTTTAAATTTATAGTGAGATGGTAAGTAACCATTTACTGATTGTACCTCAACTACATCATTTCCTATTTGAACACTTCCACTAAAAGGTAAAGTTGACACTCTATATTTGTATTTTGTAACAGGTTGTTTTTTATATTTTACTTGGTCTCCCGGTTGGTATCCAGAAACAGGATATCCAGATATTTGCTCATTAACAAATTCTGTATATTGCTCTTTTACTAAGAATATAGATTTTCTACTTCCCGTAAGTTGACAATTTCCAAACACTCCTTCCCAATTTCTTACAATACCATTACCTTTCTTTGCATACAAACCAAATCCCGCATTTGCTAAAGAATCTTTTTCCATTCCAATTTGTGTAGAAGTAAATACATCCACACTTCCCAACAATGTTTCACCCAATGGGAATGTAATATTAATTGAGCCTGTATTTGGATATGTAGGATATGCAGTTTCAATTAAATTATCAAAACTATAATTTATTTTAGAATCATAGGTTGGATTTGTACTTTCTAAGATTACTATATTATTTGCATCAACCGATGTATCATAATTTGGTAAATCAACTAAAAATGATGTTACTTCTTCATTATTAATAAAAGCATTCTTTACTGAATATTCTAATTCAATTTGATTATCATCTGCTGTATTTATTTTTGTTTCGTAGTCATTTCTTAAAGATTCCGGTTTACTCCATTTAGTTTTACTTCTTTCCAAATAGTGAGGTTCAATTAATAAACCTTTAGATATTTTTGCTCTAGCTGGTGCTAAATCAGCAAGAACTTCAAATAAAGATTTATCAATGTATTTTATTAATCTAATATATTCGTAAATGTCTCTGTTTTCAAGTCTTTCAAAATAGTAACTTCTTAAATCATCTAAAGTTTTATATCTATCTCTATAATCATCCGATGGGTCACCTATATAGTTATCAATATTAAAATCACCAAACGCTTTTAATATATCCATATTCAACTCCTTAATTGGAGAGAAAAATAATCCTAAACGAGATGAATCAATAGGGGCTTGGTCAAAAGATTTTTTAGTTGCTCTTGTTTTATAAGAAAGGTCAGTTACTAATGATGCGGATTCAAAACGAATTTTATTTGAATATGTAAATCCTAAAGATGGAACTGTTGCTGTTACAGTTCTATCGTATGGTGTATATTGATATGGATATGTTGATGCAGAATACATCATACTTGCTGATGCGAACTTAACATCATAGCTTGTATTTATAGATACGTTTTTAATACCAATATCAGATGTTCTATCTTTTGGATATTCAAAATCTAAACGGAATACTAAATCAGCGGTCGATGCTGTATATGAGTTTCCATTTATTGCGTCTGGAAATAATGTATGGTTTTCAAATTTACTTCTTAACAATGGTGTTTTCCATAAACGGAATTCATCCACATTACCTTCATAGTTATTTCCACCAATTTGTAAGAATGAACCAGTTTCCCATTCGGTATCATCTGTTTGTAAAGACATACTAACAAATGTTGTAATTCTTGTACCATTTGTAGTTGCATATAATACTTCAAACCACGAAGAGGAATCTGGATTATTATGTCTATTAATTAAAACATTTGAATAGTATTCAGTTGAAACAGGAAAATGTAAACTTCCAGTTTTATAATCAGGTCCATATGCATAAGGTTCATCATTTATATATTCAATATAAACAGTTGAAACAAATGGAGAACCACTTACAAATGGTTCATCAAAGTATGTACTTGTTGATTTATCACCACCAAAGTTTAATTCTAATTTAGCAAATGAACCGGTAGTTTTTACTAAATCCAAACTCCACTCACTACCTGATATTAGAGTGTATATTGGATTTGGTGTATATGTTGGTTTAATTCTAAATTCAACTGCATTTGGGTAATCTCCAAAGCCAGTAATAGTTTTCCAAGGTATTTTTACATTTGCATCATCTTTTAAATAAATTGCTGCTGTTCTATCATCAAATGTAAATTGAGATGATGCACCTTTAGTTGGGTCTTGCGGTCCACCAAATTCCATAATCGTTAACATGGATTGTGGTACACCATAACAAGCCATTACAGCTTTCATTGCTCTTGCTGTACCTTTATGTTTTAACAAATATGGTAAGTTATTTAAAATTCTTCTCCACACTTCGTTATTGGCATCCTCTAAACTTCTTCCATATTTATAACCACCTTCTTTTGATGTTCCTAAAACATATTCCCACAAAAATTGAGAATCAAATGCTCTTTTACCTTTCCAACCCAACGAATCCAACATTTGATATACCATAGCATTTGATATACCAACATCTTGCTTATGTTCTAAATTTTTATTTGCTTTTAATGCGTTTATATAACACCACAATATATCAAAGTGTTGACCAACCATATCTAAGAATAACAAAAATTCTGCATTTTGATAGTCTTCGATAATATGTTCAGGCATATTGTTTTTCATAGAGTGTGGATTATCCACATCATAAATTGCTCCAGAGTTTGAAGCAAAATCTAGCCAACTTTGAGCTTGAGAAGTTTGCCATCCTCTAACAACTCTAAAAACAACTCCGTTTGGTGCTATATAATTTTCTTTTGGAAATGCTAAATAATGCTCTGTTTTGTATAGCCATTTTTCAAATCCATCGAAACTTTTTATTAAATTATTAATTTTATTAGCTAAGGATTCCAGTTCTTCAGTTTGTGATAATCCTTGCTGTAAATAAACTTCCCAATTTAATGAATATAATGCATCTTCAGTTTGTATTTCTTCATTACCATCTATTTCGGGAGTACCAGCGCCACCAACATCTTCAGTCAATAATGCAGCTTGCAAATATTCATAAGGTGGTGTAAAAGTTTCTGCATAAAGAGTTTTATATTTTATTGTTAAATTTTCTAAAACTTTTAATTTATAAAAGAAATTATTAACTCTTTCTTCAGCCGAACCAAAGTGTACATAGTTATCCCACACATAATCAGAACCACTTACATATTGAATGTTTAATTTTTCTGTATCAATTGTGTTTTGTTCTGCGAATTTATTAATTAATTCTGCGGATGTATTAGAACCGCTTGCTATTAATTCATCAAAAACTTTAAATCCAATCCCATTATCAGGCTCTAATGAAAAATTAGGTCCTTTTAATGGTGGGCAATAAGAAGTATCAACGCCACTTATTGTGATTGTTTCTACAATAGGATTTGCTTGTAATTTTGAAATCCAAACTTGTTGGTTTGGTTGTACCGAGGTTGGTAATGGTTCGTATAGTTTTAAAATTAAAGAACCTTTATGTCCTGTCCAAGTAGTAATTACTTTATTATCACCTCCACCTAAATGTAATAAGTGAGTTAAATATTTAGATGTATCTATGTTAAATACACTATCATTAAATTGATTAATAAATCCTTCAATAATTCTATTGATAGCTAAATCTCTAGGTATTGTTAAATCACCTTTATCAAACTTAATAGTAATTATTTCTTCTTTTCCAGTTACTACTTCGTTTCCTTCTTCATTATAAGGTACTAATTTTAAAACAACAGATATTTTATCTACATCATCAAAATTTGATGAACCATCTAGTAATAAAAGTTGTTCAAAATTTAAATCAATTTTTCCACTAGGTGCAGCTTTTATAAATTTATCAGTTCCTACTTTATAAATTCTTACATAATCAGTATTTACCGAATCGTATGATATTGAAAAATCAACATTTGTACCTACATAATCAGGTCCAAATAATTCAGATGGATATGTTATATTTCTTATATCAGGAACACCAACATAAAATTCATCAACAACATTAATTGTTAATTCTAAAAACTCACCATCTCCTCTTGTATTAGATGGTAAAAGTAAAACCTTATATGCTCCTAATCTAGTAAAATTGTTAGATGGTATAGAAATTATAAATTCATTTGTTTGTGGTACATTGAACTCTATTTCTTTTTCATTTATATAAACTTTTAAATTAGAAACAGTTGTAAGTTTTCTTAATCCAATTGGTATATCTGAATTAGAATTTATATTATACTCTCTGCTTGTTTCCGAATTAATAAATTCTAATTTTGCAAAATCATCTAATTGTACAACAGGCACTTCTTCTACAACTAAATTTATAATATCTCCAGCTGCAGGTGAATACGTTAAACTTAAACTTTCTGTTGGTAATGCAGTTTTATCTTCATTAAAATTATTAATTGTAGAAATGTATTGTAAAGAAGAAATCCTATATGTTCTATTTGTTGCCTTTAAAATATATGTTGTATTAGTATCTAATGATAATTCATTTGTACCAACTGATAAATTTAATGGCGTTCTTCTAATTGATATCCCAGATGGTGCTATTTCAGCAGAACCATCTATACCTTTTAAATTTATTTTAACATTTACAAAATTATCCACCGGCGGAGTATCAATTGGTGGTGTATCTTTTGGTATTTCTTTTGTTACTTTTGTAAATTCTAATATTTTTAATAACGAATCTATATTATATGGATATTCTTCAATAGTATTTTCATCACTATAATATAAAATCTTAACTGTCCATAATGGTGTATTAGAGTATGCAATATTTGAGTTTGATATATCAATAATTCCTCTATTTGCATATCCAAATAAACTATCAAACGGATTTATATTTAAATTTAAATTAAAATTTGGATTTTCAACAACTGTAATTACAAATTTTTCTTTTGATGTATAACCTAATTTTTCTAATGTAACTTCAATAGGGTTTACTAAAATTTCACTTATTTTTTTAGAAAATGTATGTGGCGTTGTTTGAAATGTATTTTCTTTATTAAAAAATACAGAAGCTCCTTCAATATTAGATGAAACTCTAAATCTATAAAAAATATCAGATGTTGCCGTACCACTTTGCTCTGTAATTGGAAGGTATCCTAAATTAGTTGATTCTCCTTTTGGTGATGTGATAACAGTATCGGTTGTATATGGTACAGCTACTCCGGTAAAATTATAGTTATCTCCACCCACCACACTTGGGCCGGCAAATCCAGATCCGCCACCAAAAGAAACACCGTTTCTAAATGGTACTGCATCATCTAAGAGATAACTATTGAATTCCTTTTCTATCATTATAATTTTTTATAAATCATTTGTTGTTCTTATTTCTTCAATAACTACTTCACCAGAAGGATTTTCATATTCTACTGTTCTTGTTTTTACCGAAGAACCCCCACTCATATATTTTACAGGTTCTTCATCACCACCCATTGCTCTTTTTGGATTTGTTGTAATAACAATTGGAGTATCACTTGATGGTTTTGGAACTTCAACCACCGGCAATGGTATCTCAACAGCAGGAACTGGTGTTTCTAATTGTGGAGTTAAAATTATTGGTGGTGGTGAGTCTGTCTCAATTAATATTGGTATTTCTTTTTTTGCAACATAAATTGGTTCTTCCTCCCTAGCCGGCGGAAAATATACTTGTATATCTCCTGCAGGAGTTGATATTATCGGTGGTGGTGAATCTTCTTCAATTATTATTGGTATTTGTTTTTTAGGAACAGGTACCTCTATAACAACTGGGTCAGGCTCATAATATGGTGGTGATTCAATAGGAGTTTCGATTGGAATATCAATCACTGGTGGTGGGTCATCCACTTCTACCGGATTGGGTAATTCCTTTTTAAGCTTTCTTTTGAACTCTAATAATTTATCAGAAATTTCTGGCTTTTCTATCTTAACAATTTTTTTCTCAGGCATTGAAGTATCTACTTTTGTACTTGCAGTATATCTCTTTAGTACATTAGTTACGTCATCCATACTAGCATCTGTTTGCGATTTGAATGTTGCTGTTTTCTTAACCTCTAATCTAGTAAGATAAAAATCAGTTGCGTTTGCTAATAATTGTTTACAAATTTCTTTTACTTCATTTTTAGATAAATCAAGTTTTGGTTTTGCTTTAGATGGTTTTCCATAATTTAAACTACCAACAATTGAATTTCTATTAGTAAAAGCATAGGTTGCAGATTCTATAAATTTTTTATATATATCGTTTACTAATACATCAAAATTTTTTATTTTATATTCAGATTTTAATTTTTCAAGCCAAGCGTCACTATATTTTGATTTAATAAATTCTTGAATTTTAGATGGGGTAATTTGTTCTATAAAAATAAATGCAGCATTAATTACATCATCTCTAAAATGTTGATTTGCCACAAACATATTATATCTTTTCTCTAACTCTGGGTTACTATAAGATGCGTTTCTTATTGGAAAAAGTCTTACCTCAGTTCTTGAAGGTGAGATTTCTGAAATCCATAATTTGTTTTGGTTTTCATTACTTCCTACTCTTTTATTTATTAAAGTAATTTGTGTTTTAAAAATACCATTATCATACCCAGATTCTCTTAAAATTCTTTCCACATCTACAAAATATTCAGATGGGAATTGGTTTTGCTGAAACAACGTACCTTCTGCTATTAAAAAATAATCTGCAATATTCTCTGTTGTCATAGGAATATACCTTACTAACTCATCATTAATTTGTGGTAATTGATTATCGTTTATATCATATACTACAAATTCAATAGCATCACTTTCACCAAATCCAAAAAATGTCTGAAGATTTCCTTCTTCAAAAATTTTTCTATCTTTTGAATTTATACGATAGCCTTTGTTATTGATAATATCTTTAAAAGTTTTTAATGCCATTTTTATTTATTTTAACCCCATTGGTCTCCTCTTTGTTTTTGTAAAGCAACAGGAATATTAAGTGTACCAACTGCTGATTTTAAAATAAGATTGCCATTATATTCAGTATCACCAATTAATCCAAATCCTGCGCTAGGGCTAAATCCGTCTACTTTACTATCTATTGTTTCAACTTTAAGTCCTTTATTTTCACCAGGTTGTAATGTAATAGAAGGTATTGGTTTAAATATACCCTTTATATCTCCATCTTGGGTAAACGATATAGTTACGGGTTTTTTTGTAAAATTAGAAACTCTAAGCTCAGGACCATTAATAAATCTACCCCTACCATCATCTTTAGCTCTACCTCTAAACGTTAAATCAGGATATTGTTTATCCGATATATTAACAACTTTTGCTGCGAAATCATCTGATACTTTAAATCCTTCTTGTATTTTTGCAGCTTTTCCAAATAATTCTTCTCTTAGTGCTTCAATTTGTTTTTCCAATGATTGATTAATTGCAAATAAAGATGCTCTTTGTATTGATTCAGCTGTTGCTTTTTGTATAGAATTTTGTAACTCCACAATTGTGCTTGACACTTTTGAATTTGCTTGTTGTGTTTGATTTTCAGCAACAGCTACTATTAATTCTTTACCATCAATTTCTACTCTTAAACTTTGACTTACTATTTCTAATTCTTTTACTTTTGCTCTTAAATCTAATATATTAGCATTTAGTTGTGTAATTATAACATCTCTATTAGCTATTTCTTGAAGTGCCGCATCATACAAACTTTTTAAAACCATTTCCGGCAAAACAGGTGGTTCTACCGGAATCAATTCTATAATCGTTGTATCAATTGATTTTAATAGTTCTGATTCTTTGTATTTTGGTTTTGTCAATACTCCAGCAACAATACCATCATCTACAACAGATCCACTAAATACATGGACACCAAAATTGTTTTTAGTTTTAATGGCTAAAGAACCACTAACTAAAATTTCACCAACTTTTTCTTCATTTCTTAGACCTGTTTTAATCATTTTTAATTATTAACAAGTTTAAACGTTATATCATCATCAAAATATTGCACATCACCATCATTTTCAACTTTAAATTCAATTTTGTAAACTCTGTTTGATTCCCAATTTGAAAAATTTGGTTTTATAAAATTACCATTAGAATCACAACTTATTTTTGAGTAGTTTCCAAATGGTATAATAATATCATTAGATTCAAAATCTCTTATTTGATAATACGATGTGATTGGTAAATATTTTGTAGTATTATATGAAAAAGAATTACTAAATGTTCTTAAAGGATACAATTCTCTAGCAAATATAGATAGTTTAGGTTCTGACCCTACTTTGTATTCTTTTTTTAAATTGGTAACTCCTATTTTAATATCGTTTGCTGTAAGTTCGTTTAAAGAACCTGTTGTATAAGTTTGCGAATCCCACCCAATTCTAATTTTTGGTTGGTATATTGTATGAGTTTCTTTACTGAACAATTTAATAATACCATAATCAGCTGTATTTGATTCTACATCATTTGAATTATCAAAATTTGCATATTTTAATATAAATCCATCATTTGGTTTTGAACCACTCATCCAAACCTGTAAAAGTGATTTAACATCCATTTCAATATCTGCTGATTGGTAATCAAAATTTTGTGATGCTCCATGCTGAGTCCACCAAGTTCCACCACCACCATTATTTTGGCTTGCTGTTGTATATGAATTAAAATTATTTTCTAACCATTCTAATTTACTATCACCTTCTCTATAATTCCAAGTTACCCCTTGAGTTGAAATATTATCAAATCTAGTTCCTTTACCCATTTCCCAACTTCCACTCAAAGGTGATGCATAAATTGTATATTTTAATGCAATTTCTTCAGTTTCAGTTTCTTTAAGTAATAATTTTGCATCACTCATTTTTATAGACGTATCTGATAAAGATGCTGATAGATATCCTAATTCAAATTTTATTAAAGCATGGGATACATCTTTTATGTTTCCATAATATACTTTACTTATTTCCAAAATTTCATCTAAACCAGTATTCTGATTAGGTTGTTGGAGATATATCGTTGCATCTTTTGATGCTGTTAAAAAATAGTATGCCATTATCTTACTCTACCTTTAATGTCTGAATCAGGAAACTTTATTTCAAAAACTGAAGGGTCTAAAGATGGATAAATAATTTTATCTTTAGTAGCTGCTTCAATATTATAAGAATTGGAAGAATACTTTCCTCCGCATTTATTTGTAAATTTTAACATTGGTACAGATGAAACACCTTCTACATTTGCTATTAACAATTCTACCTCACTCAAATTAATTGTCTGATTAAATGTCCAATTATCGATATTAAAATAATCTTTAAGTTCGTTTATTACTTTTAAAAGAATTTCACTTTTATTGTAATTTCCATAAACAACAATTTCAAAATCTAAACCAATATTAATTACAAATCCATCATTTATGTTAATACCATCTGTTAAAATTCTATATTCATTTAAGTAAGTTTTAAGATTTTCTTTGACACCTCTATTAAGGTTTGTTAAGTTTCCTCTATTATCATATCCCAACAAATACAAATTTATTGCAAACGGATTATTTTTTTCATTTTCATTTGAAGTTTTGCCAATTAAATATTTTGTTATTTCTTCTTTTATACTTTGTTGAGTTGGTTCTTCAGCATCAGGCTTATTAACAAAACTCATTACTAAATCAGTAAATTCTTGCAAATGATTTGGTGATGCTAATATAGAAGATGGTGAGTTATTATCTAATGTACCATCTGCTACAGCGTATGCTTTTGCAATAGCACCATATTTTGCAGGCATTGATAACGTTCTTACTTGATAATCTTTTGCAGTTACTGCTCTATTTTGTGCTCCAAAGAAAGCTAAAGCGTTTTGTCTAATTTCTTCTAAACTTTCAGCACTTCTACCACCAGTAGCTGGTACTTCATTATCAATTGCTACTGAAGCTTTGATTGTATTGTAAATTGCTTTTTCTGCAGTTGTAAAAGCGTCTGTATCTTCATCCAATTCAATCTTACTTATTCTAGTAAGTTGTCCTACTGCTATATTAGATTGAACACCTCCGCCAACTAAATACTTTACAGTCATTGTTGTATTTGATGGGGATGTACCATAAGTTTTTGTTTTTAGAAAGTTAGTAGGGTCAAATGATTCATCTAATCTATCTATTGAGTTTGGTAAACCAAGTCCTACATTTTTTAAATTTGGTATTAATTGTTCATCACTAGCTGATGAATCGCCTGCACCAAATTGTATTGTTGTTGTATTATTTTGATTTACTTTTGAAACATATCGTCTTGATGTCTTTATAGTTTTTAAGATATAAGGAACAGTAGATTTAAATTGATACAAATCAGGATCATTTTTTTCTAAATTAGGTTCATCTAAAAAAACCATTTCTTGAGCTAAATATGGAACTTCATACCATTTGTTTCCATTACCATCTCTTACATCATAAATTTGTATAACATTTGTATCATCTAAAGTAATTTTTTGGAAAGGGGAGTATGCATCAAAAGTAACTGATTTTTGTTTCAGTTCTCCAGATATTGCTTGAACGTATTTTTTAACTAAATAAAATAAAGGTTCACCAGTATTAGCATCTCTTTGATATATTGTAATTTCTCTATTTGTTTCATCTGAAAAATCTACAACATCAGTTGTTCTAAATGTTATAGCTGCTTTGTTTGATTTTGTTATTAATCCTTCTTTAATTCTTAAATAATATTTTGAATCAGGAATGTTATTAATACCAGTTCCAATTGATGGAACTAACTGATATATACTTAAATTTGTAACAGCTGGCGCAGATACTTTTGGTTTATATCCCAAATATTGTGCCAATGCTAAAACACTTTGAGGGTCTTCCGCATACACCATTAATGATTCTTTTAAAGTATCATCAATATAATATGATAATGAATCACCTATGTACGATGCCATTTCAATAAACATCATACCGGGTGATGATTCATTAAAATCTGAATAAGTTTTAGGAAAATACGTTTTAGCAAATTCTATTAAGTTGTTTCTAAATGATACAAAATCTTTATTAAGATACTTAATATCTTTTCCTTTATTTTTAAAATTTTTATTTGTAATTGTTACTGACATACTTTATAAATTATGCTGCTACGTTAAATGTTACTGTATTTAAATTTGCGTTACCCAAAACATTAAATTGAATTGATACTTTTACTGTATTTGTATCTTTATCATAATTTGTTGCTTCAACATCTATTTGTTGAATTGTTATATAAGGTAACCAAGTTGTAACCGCATTATTGATTGTTTCTTCAATTTTTCCTGCTAATTCATCATCATTAAAATCAAATAACAATTCTTGCAATCCACTACCAAATTCAGGTTGCATAATTCTTTCACCTCTTTTAGTTAGTAATAAATTTTTTATATTAGAACTTGCTTGTTCAGCTGTTTTAAATGATTGATTAAAAGCAGTATTACCTATTTGAATAGGTAGTGTTATACCAACAGCATAATCATCAAATTTTTTTGTATCTTGTACAAGCTTTTGTCCTAATACTACTGCCATTACTTCTTAAATCTTTTGACAAGCTCAGAATAATCTCTATTCAATGCTTTGTCTAATTCAGCTACACCAGTTTGAACCCCCAATCCAGTCTTTTGAGGTCCACCACCAGCGAAATCACCATAACCCATTTTTTCAGCAATTGCTGTTCTACCTACTATTGAACCCATATCACCTTGTCCAAAACTCATAGTTCTATAACCACCATCGTTTGATACTGCGGCTCTAGTTTCGTTAAGGATTTGATTAATCATTGGGTTTTTAGTATAAGTTTTTTGTTCTGCTAATTTAGGTTCATCATCACCTAAAATAGCTTTAGCCATACTCAAACCAGTATTTTTAGGTTGCTTTTGTTCAGCTAATACCTTTTTCATTTCAGCTCTTACAGCTTCCTTAATTATACCAGAAAGTTGTTGTTTAACTTCTTCTTTAACTAAGATTTGGATGGCTTGTAATAATTTATCAGTATTCATACATTATCGTTTGTTATGTTTATAAATATTTCAATTGATTATTTTTGGGTTTTATGCCCATAATGTGTTATCTTTTTGCAAATCTGTCCAATACAATGTAAATTTCTTAATTCTGTCATCCAATCCATTATATCCACCATTAATACGTTTTGTTACAACTTTAATTGTTGTGGTTGATGAATCTACACATTTAGCACCCAATTTATTTGCTTTCCAAAATAAACAAGCTGTGTCAGCGAAGTATTTTGTACCTACTATTGTTGGATTACTTTCAAAATCAGCTCCAGCAACAGGTCCAAACTTTCTATAATTAGCTCTACCTGTTAATTGAATATATCCTCTACCTTTGTATCTAGGTCCATCACCAGGTTGAGTATTTCCCAAATCTTTTCTACCTTCGTATGCTTTTCCAGATGCAATTTCTTCTTTATATATAAAATTACCTGATTCGTGATTTGTTTGTGCTAAAAAATGTGCTCTTTCCAAAGGTGTTCTACCTACACTATATTTTCTCATTGCTAAAACCAATTCATTTGGTACTTTAAGTTTACTTTTATAATTTGGTTCTTTTGGTATATCATTTTTAGGTTTTTCCTCATCTGTTAATGGTGGGTCTGGTGTATTACCTGCCTCTTGTTCTAATTGTTTTTCTATTTCTTCTAATTGTGCAGTAACATTTTCTGTTTCTTCCGGTGTAGCTGGTTCAACAACTACTTCTTCATCAAATGCAACCGCTGTTGCTTCGTTTATATCAGCGCCTTCTAAAGTTGCTTCTTCTGATGCTAATAATTGTGCATCGGTCATTTCAATTTCTTCAGTACTAACTGTTGTGGTAGATGGATTTGGTGGTTCTACATTATATCCCTGCCAATTAGCTATACCAGGTCCTGGTGTATTGGCTGGTGGATATGTTGATACCGTATTAACAATACCACTAACTGTGGTTAAATGCTGCTGGGCATACCTAATAAATTCATCAATTAATAATTCGTAATTTTTAGTAGGAGGTATTGCTGCCATATTATGCTTCTCTTTGTTGTTTTGTCAATGTTTGAAATCCCCAATATTCCCAATGCCAAGCTTCATCACACCCCTGCCCATCTGCTAGTCTATATGGATTATACCAACCAAATGCAGGTCCATTCTTTGCTAACCATTGATAAATTTTAGAGTTTTCTCTGGTATATTTTGCTGGAGCTGGTTTTGCTCTACCAACGCCCAATTGTTTTGCTTTAGCCTCTTGCATACCACATATCTCACCAAAATCTAAAGATAATCCCCAACCATGTGGTGATGAACCTGGCTTAGCAGCACTGCTGGGTCCATACTTTTCATAACAAGCAAGTTGACCAGCATAGTCTCTATATGTAGATGATACTCTCCATTTTATTCCATCTTTTTTTGCTCTAGCAATAAGTTTGTTATACATTTTTGCAGCCTCAACGTGCAATATACCACTACCATAAGATGAATCAATATTTCCTAATTTATCTTTTGGAATTTTACCATTTCCAAAGCTAGCTAAACCTGGAGGTGGTGGTGGTGCAGTTGCTCCAACATTTGTTGCAATTTTAGGAGGGTCTCCACCTTCTGATACTGTTGTTGGCTTTCTTTCTGTTGTTACTAAATTTGCTTTTTCTTTTCCAACATATGTAAGAGAACCCCAATGACTTATTCCGCTTGGTGTTTTTGAAGTACCACTTATAGCACTACCTCTAGCTTCGGTAGGACCTGAATAAACATTTAGTATTGGTACACCATTTTTTATTGCATTTAAAATTATTTCTTTTGTATTTGCAGATTCGGTAAATGGTTCTATTATAAATAATTTTGATTTATCAACAATTTCACTATTCGATAATTCAAAAGCTCTAACACATCCTGCACTAAATAAAAATACAGGAACTTTAGGACTATTTTTCATACCCAAAATTACTTCAGCTGAAGTTGTTGTATATCTAAATCCTTTTACTTTTTTATTTTTTCCAAAACCATCTTTAAATAATTCAACTTGCTTATCAATATTATAATCACCATCTCTATAATCTAATCCACCAACTAAAATTGCATCAAATTCTGGTAGCGGTTCTGTTTCTTCAACTGGTTCTTCTTTTACTTCACCAATTTCTACTTCTTGTGGTTCATAAAGTTCAACAGTAACTTCTTCTACAGATTCAACTTCTACCGCAACATCATCAATTGGTACTTCACCTAAAATTTCTTCCGTTTCGCCAATTTCAACTTCAGGCATATCATCATCTTTTTCATTTTCATTTCTTATATCAGGTTCTTCTCCCAAAACTGGTTGCTGCCAAGTTCCAGCATTTGTACAAGTCATACTTACAATTTGAATATTTTGCACTGCGCCTGTTGCTGGTGGTGTTTGTGGTGGATTTTGTATTGATGTTGGGTCTAATTGAGCCCCATTCCAATATGCTAATACACCCTTTCCCATTTCTCCTACCAAATCATATGGTTCTGTCTGAGAATTTCCTTTTTCTAAAGCTAATTTAAATAAATCTTTTAATGAGCCGGAATTACCCATTTTAAATTTAGCTTGAAACAAATTATCTTTTCCTCTTTTTATTGCTTCATCATATTCAGTTGCATAAGCTGTTGCAACCACTTCAATATCGTTTATTGATTCTGGATTTTGTGCTAATCTTAATATATTTTGCTTAAAAGTTTCCCAAGACATTTTAAGATGTTTTATTAAGTTCGCTCAATACTGATTTTAATTTGGATTTGATTGTATTAAATTTAGGAACATTTGTTGGTCCTGTTGCAGATGGACCTGCTGGTGTTAAGAATACTTGTTGAACTATTGCATCTATTAATTCTTCCATCAATGAAACCCAAGCATCACCTTTTACCAATGGTTCTAATTTTGTATTTCCCAAATTAATTTTTCCATTACCAGTATTTAAATTTATATCTCTATCGTTAGTATTATAATTTGTAGAATCACCAACGTTTACATCAACTCCTAATTTATTATCAATAGAAAGAGAACCATCTGAAATAAATCCATAATTTTTCTTTGAATAAAAAATCATTTCAGCGTTTTTAGCCGAAAGAATAATTCTTCCAGAATTTATTAATATTTGGTCTCCAATTAATTTAGATGGATACGCTTTAAACGTATTTGGTTTCGTTTCAAAATCAGTAGAACCTTTATCATCAACAGTTCCAGGTTGAAATGGTAATTGATATTGATTTGATGATAAAACAATTATACTACCATCTCTATTAATATCTTCTTCAGTAGAAACCTTTAATTCTTTCTTTTTTGATTCAGCATTTTCAGAATTTCTTATAATAGTTGTTGGAGAAAATATTTTTTGAGAATTGTTATATCCACTAAATCTTATAGATTGTCCAAATCTTGTCTCTATTAAACTATCACCTTCATATAATTTTAATTTATGAATTCCAGCTTCACCTTCAAAATAATTTCCATATTTGTCATACTTTGATGATTCTTTTACGTTAGTTTTTGGCGTATTGGTTTCTGCTGTTGTTTTATATGATGTATTTTTGTCTTCTGGAATTTGGGTTGGCGGAAATGTTTCAGAAATTATTGTTTTTTTAGCATCAACATTTGGTGTTTTTTCTTGACCAATTCTTTTATAATATGATGTACCACCATTTTGAAATATTTCTACCGATTCATTTATTAATGGTAGTGTTTTAAAATTTTTATCAAAAGGAAATGCAACTGGTAAAGATGCATCATCTGAAGATGGTTGTCCAACTAATCTATATTGAACTGCTCCTATATAAGATGTTTCTCCAAAAAATTCTAAATCTTTATCACCAACGTGCTTAATATACTCATGCGTTTCATCAAGTATGATAGAATACACTATTCCAAACCCCTTTGGTGCACCAGATCCCGCCGTTTGTGCCGATTGAGCCGCTGCTGATTGTGGACTTGATAATTCTGCCATTTTACTTTATTGATTTTTTAAGTTCTTCTAATTCAAACTCCAAATCATCCACTCTTTCAACTTCTTGCTTAGTTTCTTCCAACTCTTTAAGTAGTTGATTTTTTTCAAATTCCGTAAGAAATCCATCCTGTCCTTCAGTCTTTTTATCAGCTGCTATAATCTTTGTTGCAATAGTTGCTAACTTAACTAATTGGTCATCATTCTTTACAGAACTATCAATAAGCGAAGATAGTACAGGTCCTACGGTAGCAACATCACCTGCATGCTTTACCATTTTTTTCAGTTCTTCTATAAGACCTGATATTTTTTGTTTTTTGGAAAGTTGGTTGTTATAGATATCCTCAAATAGAGAACTTAGGTTTTTTCCTTTAAATAACTCGAATTCTGTTGACATACTTTTAGTTTTAATGTACGTCTATAAATATGTATTATGAAAAAAGTGGGGTTATTCTGCGATTACCTCAATCTTAATCTTTGGTTGATAATCTTTTGGTAATTTGTTAGTAATACCTTTAAATTCTTTTACTTTGTTCTTAAAATAAGTAATTTGTAAGATTTTATCAGTAAGATTCATTACAGTCTGAGAAGAAGTTGACATCTCATTTGTATCTCTTTTCATATTCAATTGAGGTCTTTTTGGGAAGAACTCTTTTCTCATAGCTGCTGCTATTTCTTTCCAATCTTCAACTCTATCAACTGATTTTTCAGCTGATATCTTTCTCATTTTTGATGATAGGTATTTCTCACCATGTGTGTATCCGGCATCAGTAAAAAGATGTCCGTGATTTGTACGAACAACTGGTGATTCGGAGTTTTGAAGTTTAACATCAGGCTTATGCTTTGATGTAGTTTCAATACTAATCAAATGTTTTGGTGATGATACGAAAGTGTGACCTTTAAGAGATAAACCACTACTACCTTTATAAGATATTGCAGCTCTAACGGCTTTTATTAGTGTAGGTTGTTTAATAATATTTCTCATCTTATCACCATCAGGACCCGGCTTACCACCTTTCTTTACTATCTTAGCTTCTGCTTCATCATGTCCAACAAGTAATGCTGAGTTTACTACACCAATACCATGTTCATTCAAACCTTCACTCCAATCAGTAATTAAATCATGCAAATACGCAACTTCTACACCATCAATAATGGTATGGACAATTTCAAGTTCTGGATTATACATTCTATCCCTATTTTTAGCAAGGATAAATTTATCACCAACTTCTTTTGATACAATAATACATTCGTTTATCATCTTACAGTACTGCTAAATGCTTTTTTTAAATCGTATGTTTGTGAAAGGTCTATAACCTGGACTCTTAATTTTGTCAAACCATGTTTTTGTTTAAGAATATCCATTACCTTCTTAGCTTCAGGCATACTCTTAGCTTTTGTATATGCTACAACTTCATCTCTTTCACCAGGAGGAACTCCCCAAATGATGAATTCTTTTTCTTCTTTTAATAATGATTTAAGAGTTATCATATAGTTTGTAGCCCTTGTTTTTCTGCGTATTGATTAATAAAACCTTTTACTTGTCCACTTTTTAAAACATCGGTAAATTCTTCAACTGCTTTATTTAATGTATTTAATTTCCATTGTGAATATGTAAGTTCTAATTTTGTATCACCAGGTATATCCTTTGAATTTTTATCTTTAGATGGATATAATTCTTTAAACACTTTATCTAACTCATCTTCTGCAGGCTTACTTGTCAACCATTTTTTAACTAATGATTTTTCATAAACAAAAGCCTCAAAGTTAAACTTACCATCTTTTGATTTTGATTCTAAACTTTTTAGCTTATTATCATTTTTTAAAGTGTAGTAAACAAACTTATTAAACTTATCATTTTTATCTAATCTATCTAACCACTTTAAATAAGCTTTACCAATTTCTTTTTCTTTTACCGAACCACTTCTGAATGAAAGGATAGCTTGTTTAATTGCCCATATAGCAGCGGTTACTGCTATATTAATTAATATAGTTGTAGTGATATCTTCTTTTAAAAGTGATTTAAGTTTTATCATTATCCTTTACAGGTTTTCCAGCCACCACCTTTTGATTTGTAATTTTTTGCAGCCCAACCATTTGCGTAAGCCGATGGATATACATCAAACTTTCTTTTTGCTGCTGCTTTTGATGCTGACCATTTTGCTGGGTCAGTTGGACAATTCTTTTCTAAGAATAATTCTATTGCTTCTTCAACAACTTCTCTTTTCTTTCTACCCTGACAATGTGCTTTTTGAGAAAATCCTTTTGGGTTATTACAATCAATAGAACGTTTATAAGATGTACTCCATTTTTCATTCATTTCACCAAGCCCACATCTTTCCATAAACTCATCGGCGTTTACATCAATACCTTCTTTTTTGAAATCTCTTAATCTATCCAATGCCATTTGTTTGCGGTTATCTATATCTTTAACCTGAACTAGCATTTCAACAATACCATCAATCATTTCTTTTTGATGAGGTTGTTCTTCTTTTAATAAATTACTTAACTTAATCATTATGCACCTGTTTTAACAAATGTTGGTTTTTGGCCTTTTGATTTTTCGCCACCTTTCTTAACATCTCCTGCTTTAGATTGTGCTGCTCTTTTTCTTTTTACAAATGCTGCTCTACCATCGGGTCCTAACTTAGCTGCTTTTTCTTTTGATAAACAAGCTGCATAAGATGAACCTTCTTTACTATCACCACATTTACCTACCTTCTCACCTTTAGAGTTATATCTATCCCAACCACCACCGGTAGTAGAACCAGTCTTACCTTTACCAAACCACTTACGAAGGTCTTCAGCCATTATGTCTCTTAGTAGTATCATTATTGGATATAGGCATTTAATTCATAAGAATTCTTCATACCATAAACCTGAATATGTAGCATTTTTCTTTGAGGTTTACCATCTTTAGTTAATTCAATAGAAAATCTATTTGTTTTTCCCGGTGATGGTTTTCTAGGACCTACACCTATTTTTGTAAAAGCATCATCATTGTTTATTTCATATCCTTTTTTCTCCGCATAATTTCTAGCTGCTTCAATAGCTGATGTATATGATTTATGATATACTTCGTAATCCGATTTTGCTTCACTAACTACTTTCTTACTTGGAAATGATACCGTTGGTATATTTCCAAATGTTTTATCAATTTTAGCATCAATACCAAATTTTGATTTTAACATCTTTACAACATCATTACCAAACTTTATATCAGTAAGTTTAAGATAAATGTAATTTCTATTAGGTGCATTTTCAACATGTCCTTTTACCATTTTTGCAGCATCGTATGATGTAAATACATCCTTAAATACTCCCGTACCCTGTCCTCTACCTTTGTTATATCCAACATAATATTTCCCATCTGATACGTTTACTCCTTGTAAGTAAGTACCCATACTATCGGAATATTGCATAATATATTTAGTACCATCCTGTCCAATGTGTTTATTATATTTAGGTATTCTATCCCACTCTTGCTTAGAGATGGTTTTTTTAAGCTTAACAGTTGCTTCGTTTACTAAATTTTCAAATTCCTCTCTTAGATATGCAGGTGAATACTTATCATATTTTGCAGTACCATTCAGAATATTACCTCTAGCGTTTTTAGCAGGAGTGTTATATCCTGCTGCTTTTAATAGGTCTCCTTTTTGGAATCCTTTGGATGGGTTATCAACTAATGCAATAAATCCCCAAGCAGATTCCTGTCCACCTTTTCTATTTTTGTGAGTAATTCTTGCATACTTACCACCACCAGAAGATACAGTGTATTCTTGGTCTGGAAATTGTTTGTTTAACTTATCAATAAACTTATCAATATCTCTTTTGATATCTTCGTTTAATGTTCCTTCGATTAATAATGATTTTAAAGATATCATTTTATTTCTTTACTTTGATTTTCCAATATGTACCAAATCCAACATAAGGTGAGAATGCTCCATTAGTTCCATCGGTAGTTCTATTATTAACACCAATACCCAATTGGTAGATTTTATCCTTCTTAGTTTTAAGTATTACACCAGCTCCAATTGCCGATACATAATCTTCTTTATTAAATCCTGCATTCAAACCATAATATACTTGATTCTTTGCAGGCTCTTTAACAATAAGTTCTTCTTTGATTACTCTTTCCTTTACTTTAGCATCCCAAGTTCTACCTAAGATTCTATTCTTTGTAATAGTATCGGTAAGAGCGATAGTTCCCAATCCACCATCTAATACCAATGTATCTTTGTAAACGATTTTAGCTAAGTAATCTTTTAGGATTGCTGCGCTATCTACATTTACCAATTCTTTAAGTACTAAAGTATCTACATCAATTACTTCATGTACAATATCTTTTCCTTTTTTAGTAACAACCTTTACTTTTTCAACTTCTACAGTATCTATTGTGTGTTTAATTACTTCATATTTTTTACCATCAATTCTGATAGTTCTTCCACCCGGCATAACTCCACCTGGGTTAAACCACTGTAATAAAATCCAAATTACCAATGCTACAATGGCAATATTCTTAAAATTAACGTATTTTTTCATAATGTATTATTTTTGTGTATAAATATTTAAAAAACCATTTTAGAACCAATTTGGAAGTTATTCATCAAATTAAACTTTGGTTCTAATGACATAACCGCTTTATAGGATGCAGAAAATGCAAATCTTCTACTTAATCGGTAATCAAATCCGCTACCCACTATAAAACCAGGTGTTCTGGTTACCATAGTTGCCTGTGTGAATGTATTAAAACTAATTGGAGAATTCATAAAGAAAACTTGCGGAGATATAGTAATCTTTTTATTGTATTGATATGGTTTAGTCCAAAATGCCACAAAAGATGTCATCAAACTCAAGTCATAACCACTGCCATCCATCTTCTTCATCTCTAATCCAATTAAACCCACATTATAACCGTATGTTCCGTATTTTGGATGTGGTTTGATATAAGTGTATCCCAACATCTGCATTAACGTTCCTTTAAGGTATGCAGCCGTTACTGAGTATGAATGTATTGCGTTTAGTTTACCCTCTTCAAAGTCCATCTTTGTCATACCACCACTTAATGCAAATTGGTCTAAGGTACTCCAAACTAATGCCGTAGCTGAATATGATTTATCACCCATTAGAGATGATTTAGAAATACCAGCACTCATCATTACGGCATACTTTCCTTCCGCATCTTCCGTACCTGCTAAATCAGATGAAAGCATCATTGGATTAGCTCCAACTTTTTTCTCTTTCTTTTTTTCTTCTTTTTTCTTTTCTTCCTTCTTCTCCTCTTTCTTTTCCTCTTTAGATTCCTCTTTCTTTTCTTCCTTTTTTTCTTCCGATTTTGATTCTTCTTTCTTTTCCTCACTCTTGCTTTCGGATTTTGATTCTTCTTTAGATTCGGATTTACTTTCTGATTTTGTTTCAGATTTAGTTTCACTCTTTTGTTCCGATGAAGATGAACTACCTCCGCTAGATGAACTTCCCTCCGATGATGAACCACCACCTCCGGATGAAGATGATGAACTACTTGATGATGAACTACTACTTGAAGATGAAGCGGTTGAACCACTACTTGCTGGCGGTGGTGAAGATGATGTTGGTGGTGGAGTTGATGCCGCCGATGAAGCCGCTGCTGATGATGCTGAACTACTTGCGGCAGAACTTGCTGATGAAGATGCTGCTGAACTTGCAGCCGATGAAGCTGCAGAAGCGGCTGCTGATGCAGCTTGAGAAGTTGCCTGATTTACAGTTTGGTTTACTGTCTGCTGAACAACTTGGTTTGTAGGACATCCCATAGTTGAGTATGCTGCATAAACTCCATTTAACCAAGCCTGAACTACCCCACTTTGAACTTCGGTTGGTGTGAATACTCGGACTTGATTATAAAAAGAAACTACCGCATTACCATTTATGTATTGGGTAGTTACTAATTTAATTTCACCTGTACACTTATCCTTATACGTTTGGGTATAAGTTTGCCCTATCGCGTGTGAGCATAAAAATATTAGTGTGAATAGACAAAATAACGCTTTAAGTGTTTTCAAAATTTATCCTTTGCTTAGAAATTCAAACCAACTCCAAATTGAGAATAACCTCTAATTGGTTCGTGGTCTAATTTCAAAGTAAAGTTTTTGAAATCTCTCATAGCTCCAATCTTAATTGATGCAAACTCTGAATAAGATTTAGGGAAGGTGATTTCTCCAACAGCATCTTTGCCTCTCCATCTTACTCTTTCATTTCCAAAACCTAACATAGCATGAACACCAGTTCTGCCAAATCTTTTACCAGCACCTAAATATATGCTTCTTTTTTTAACTAAATCATTTATTAATGGAAAATCAACTCTGGTGATTGTTCCATAAGGAAAGAAAGTTGAACGGTCTATTTCATAAGTTGAACTGAAGTCCATTACAAAATATCCTCTATTACCAATTGTGAAGAAACCACCAATTTGTCTATCAGTTGTTTTATGCAAACCAAAACTGATAATTGGTTTCTTACCTCTTATTGTATCTCTCTTACCATCTTCGTAAACATAAATTCTTTGTGGTTGACGGTAACCCCAATCATTCCAATAAAATGAAGGTGTGTAAAAGTTCCAACCAAATGCAGGTGCTCCCCACATATTCCATCTATTGAAACCCCATCCCCAACCCCAATCATTCCATAACCAAGGGTTATTATTAATGATTATGTTAGAGCCAGGCTTTGTTTGTTGTGGTCTATTGAACTCTCTAGGTCCATCATTTCTCCACATACTAATATCACTTCTCTGCCCTTGTACGGAAGGAGTTGATACTCTAGGTTGTGGTGGATTGCTTCTCCAAGAAGATACTTGGGAAAATGCTACCATAGGTAGTAACATTATTAATAATAAAATGTTTTTCATAGGTCCTCCTTTTTTAGTTACCTATAAATATAAAAAAAGGGAGTTTAATACTCCCTTTATTTTGTTAATTACCTTTTGTTGGAAACCTAGTCCAACCATTTACCCATACAGGCTTATCTAATTCAGGTATTACAACATCTATCTCTTTATTATTCTTTGAAAGTGCCAATGTTTTTAATTGTTCACTTGTTAAGATTGTAGTTGCTTTACTGATAAAGTTTAGTGTTGGATTGAATGTTCCTACTGAATTGTTTTCAAATACAGAAATCCCATCTTTTAGAAATCCTGCGGTTTCGTTACTTTCCAAACTTAAACCACCTTTCATCCAACCCCAAATTACACTATTCTTCATAGTAAATTGTGTACCTCTCCTAAATCTTAAACCTAAATTGTGGTTTGATAAAGAAGAAGCGTTATTAGGCCCCACTAAAATCATATTATAAAGTTTCGGATGAGTGTAAGGTTGAGCAGGTGAACCTGTTCCATCGTTGTCACATTCTACACCATTTCCAGCATCACCATTATCTACGAATTGTGGGTCTCTCTTTGCCACACCATTTGTGATTGTTCCAGTGAATCCAAAATCAAAATCAAAATCATCATCTGCGGTTGCAAATGCGTATAAGTTTCTAGGTGATACAGTTCCACCAAAGAATTCAAATGCATCATCGTTAGCGTAAATAGTTTGAACATTCTCAATGATTGTTCCACTACCAACTCCACCTAATGTTAGTGCGTTAATTTCAGAGTTTGGCATTGCTGCAATACCAGCATATTCGATTCTTACAAAACGAAGAACCCCACTATTATCTAAATCGTTTGTTCCTCCAAATGGTCTACCAATACCACCTTCAATAGTTGGTTCAGTAGCTCTATTGGTTTTAGCCATACCCAATATTACAATACCACCCCAATCACCAGGTGCTCTTTGTCCTTCCGGTTTGCCTGATGTAAATACGATTGGTTTTGTTGGAGTTCCTTCTGCGATAATTTGTGCACCTCTTTCAATAATCAATGCACCTTTTTCAGCAATATCAGATACAATTGTTGTACCTGGCTGAATGATAAGACGAGAACCATTTGTAATGTAAACATATCCTTTTAATGTCCACACTTTGTCTGAGGTTAAGGTGATAGTTTCTTGGTAAGTTCCGTTAAGTGTTGTTGTAAGTGGAACATTGATTGGTCTATCATCACCACCCAAGTCCTTATTACAACTTGCAAATAATCCTAATGCTAAAATA